TCGGATATTGTGCCACCATTGGCTGAGACGGTGTTGACTCCGGTGCCGCTAGCAAGGTATATCATGTTCCAGGAGGGCCAGTACATTAGGCTATCAAAATCGGTTTTCCCTCCCCAGACCATTCCATCGATAAAACCTGCTTTTGGACGATGCTTAAGATCTTGAACGGAGCGCGGCAGGATATCACCCGCTAAGTATCCAGTCAGGGCGTGACCTGCTATGGTGCCAACTGCTACACATTCACAATGGAATTGGCCTATCTTTCTAGAAGTATTAGCATTATAACCGGCAGGGAACGTTTTCGCTGCGGAAAGTAAGAGCACCGGAACACTTCCGGTCGTTGGCTGGCACGCATAAACGTAGAAGTCCTTACCCGCGCGGTTAGCGGCAACCGTGTAGTCAGTCCCGACAACGGTATCCCATGAGGCTGCTATATTTAAGTCCAGCTCCTGTGCAACTGTCTTGACATAACCGACGTTGTTTATATTAACAGTTAAGAAGTTGGGAGATACCAATGTCCTGCGGTTGTCTGCGGTGTCGCTGCCCTTATTTTTCCACATTCTCGATCGTTCGTAGTGAACGGGCAGCGATGCCATAACAACGAGAGGATCTAGCTGACAGGCACTCATGGTACTGCCTCCACGTAATAGCAAATCTGCCCGTAGATCGGATCTGCTGTTATCGCTGTGAGCTTGAATGCTTCTGCCGTTCCAAGGACTAGTCCAGAAATATAATCCTTTGAGAAGCCGTAGACGTAAGCCTTGCCTATTTCGGTTGATCCTGATTTCATGACCACAATATTATTTACCAAGCATGTCATGAAGATTGACTGAATTACTATTCGGAATCCTGCAGAGGGGGCGGCTATGATGGTCTGTTCAGCGACAGATGCGAAATCTATTTTCAAGTTGAGGTTCTGTGCATACCGCTTGGCGATTGCTGCCAGACTCACATTTCCTGTGTCTTGCTTTTCTGCTGTGGCTGCTCCGCTCGGCAATACACCAACTGCGGACGCTTCACATGCGGTTTTTATATCCCTCAGAATTTGAGTATCAGTCGAAAGATCACTATTTACCATAATTATGCACCTCAGTTCATTATTCTGAAAAAAGATATCGGCCGGAGTTCTCCGGCTTCACGACCGTAGCCCCAGGATGCTTGCGACTTCAGTCGCGAGAGGAATTCAGAATCGGGACTTCCTGTATCATGTTTAGGCCCGTCCGGATCATATCAGGAAAATTATTTAGCTCGTCGATCTCGCTCATTGTTTCCTCCTCCTTGATAGACCAGATTACTTCTCCGGCTTCTTCGCGTCAGGCTTTGCGTGCTCGACGACGGGCTTGACCTCTTCATACTCGGCAGGTTTCGCCAGAAGCCGCTTGATGTGTGCCGGATCGGTGATATCCCACTCACTCCCTTGCTTCTTGTTTCTGATCAACATAGGATCACACCGGGATGCTCACCAGGAAGGCTTTTGTCCGGGTGGCATTGGAATAGAACTGTAGAGTTCCGTTCAATTGCTCGAATCGTGCCTTCTCAAACGGGCCTATGATGTACGTTTGATTCCTGGATAAGGTAAAGAGCAAATTTCCTATGCTGCTCCTAAATCCAAATCCTTTCTTGATGGTGAGATTGATTCCCCACAGAGACGAAGATGTAACAGTCGTATTAACGACCAGAACGCTGCGCCCCGCGTTGTTTGCCCAGACATAGTTATTGCCGGAGACGATGGACGTCCAGGGGTTAGCGGCGTTATTGTCAATATCTCCCCATGTCTGGTTGTACTGAGTGATCTGAACGGCTTGGGCAACTCCGAAGAGCAGCCCGAGCATCAGAATAGCTATTACGAGAATTCCTTTCATCTTTTTCACCTACCTAGAAGTTGCAGGTCATTACGCCTAAGCAATCCGGTCTGACGACCTTTCGGCCAAAGACATATTCTCCGTCCACCTTGCGGGCGAACTGCTTCTCCATCTCAAGAACTCTGACATCGTTCACCTGGGATGCGAAGGTAGTGGCCCGAGAGGTGCCGAAGAGAATCTTGTACTTGGTGCTGTTAGTGTTAGGCACGTTGTGAGATACGAGCAGATCGAAGCCGCCGATATGGCCAATGGAGCCGTTCAGAATAGCAGGAGTGGCCACCCCAGGGGCACTTGCGCCTTGGTCGTGAAGCTCGTTGACGATCAGCTCTTCCATCTCAGGAGGAATGATCATCCACTTGTTTTCAGCACCGGGAACCTTCGACGTCTTGAGCTTGGTTCCACAGTTCGTGATGAGCCGGAACACGTTGCTTGCGTCGCCCTTGGTGACGTTGGGAGTCTTCGGAGAAGCATCGGAGCCCACCAGGTTGGTAGCGCTGGCGTCAATGTAGACCGAAGCCACGGCCTGGTCCACTGCGTCTGCAATGGAGTAAGCCGCCTCCAGATTATCTGCGCTCATGATATCGAGCTTGGTTTGGGCCTGATCCTTGCGATCGATCTTGAAGTTGAAGCCCTTGTCGTAGTCGATCGTCATCTCCATGTCCGTATCCTGAACCGTCTCAGGGTCCGGCATGTCATGGTTATGAGTGACATCGAATACGGATACAGAGCCCACGCCCACGATCCTCACGCTCTTTGCGTACTGTACATCGCCCTCGTAGTTGCGGTTGATTACGCCGTCCTGGGCGTAAACGAGGGCTTTCTGAAGCTGGTGCTGCACGTCGGCAGCAATGACTTCAGCCTTCCATGATTCCATAGCCATGAGTTGAATTCACCTACTGAACTCGGCCTTCGGCGGCGGCCTTCTTGATATCTGCCAAAATAGCTTCAGTGAGGCCTCCAGAAAGACGGAGTTCTCTGATTTCTGATTCCTTCCAGATCTTGGCTGCTGGTGGAGCGCCCGGTACTCCGAGATTGCCCGCGCCCTGTGCAGCGTTTGGTGGTTGGTTAGGTTGCTGTTGATTGTTCCCCGGATTAGCGGCCGGTGCCTCCATTGGCAAGAGCTTGGTATCGATCAGTGATTGCACTCTCGCCCTAACTTCCTCCCTGGTGCTTCCAGAGATGTTGAAATTCTCGAGAATGAGTGGAATCCGCTTAGATGGAATGTCGAACTCCATCAGGACTTCCATTTTTGCCAATCGGAGTTCATTTCCGGTCAGCTTTTCCCCGGGTTGTGCCTGAGCAGGAGGCTTTTTCTGTCCCAAACGCGCCTTCAGGCTTGCTGGGTCCTTGAACGCCCCTGGTTCCAATCCCAACTCCCTTTCCAGGGCCGTCAACTTCTCGCCATAGCGCTGGTCGAACTGCTCCTGGTTGAGGATGAATTGATTCCCCGGCGCCTGTTGCTGCTGATTTTGTGCCGGTGGTGCTTGCTGCTGTTGCTGTTGGTTCTGCGCTGGCGTGGCTTGTTGCTGATTAGCTGCGCCCTGTTGCCCCGCTGCTGCTGCTATCTGCTCAGCGGTAAGTCCTTGTCCTGCCATAGAAATTACTCCCCCGATCAAGCCCGGGTTGGCTATACTTAGAAAAAATAATTAGGATTCTTCGTCTGTTTGCGTTTCTTCGTCCGTTGCCTGTTCTGCTTTGTTGGCTAGCTCTTCCTCGATCGCAGGTCCAAGCGTATGCGTGCAATTCGGGTGAAAAACTCCGGCTTCCTCGGCTTCATCGAGTGTAGGATAGCCGTCTGTATCGCCCGACAGGCTCACGACCTCGCCGGCCCATTCCTCGCAGACATCGCAAGTCTTCTCGCTCTCGTTGCTGGAGATCTTCGCGAGATCGTGCCCATGCTCCTGCAATCTGTTTTTGGTGCCCTCATTCATGATCTGGCGTGTGGAGGTCCGTGCGACCATTTCAGAGTAGGTCTCCATGTTCCACTCACGTCCGGACTTGTCGACAAAACCGGTTACGCCTCGTTCCGCCAGGTCCTTCTGGTATGAATCGGCCACCTGTCGCCAACCCGCATATCCAGCCACATTCGCCCGCGAGTTCTCAAGTGCCAGAGACCTGTAGAGATCGTCTGTGCGTCTGCCTATGACGTGATCGATCTCCTGAAAGGCTGAAAAGGTCTGATCGGCCAGGACCTGCATAGCCTCTTGATGGACTGCACCATATTCTAGCATCCCAAGAGCTGCGTCGACGCCCTCGACCCCGGCCTCGTAGAACTGCGGCACAATCTCCTCGACCCATTGTTTGGATCCGGCCAGGAGCTCTGCCCGGGTCTGTTGGACGTTCTGGAGCATTCCCTTCAGAGCGGTGAGCTTTCTGTCAGGATTCTTGAGAAGAGCTTTCGAGACCTCGTTGAGGATGTCCTTCTCCGCCAGGCCGTAGAGCTTCGTGAGCCTTGCGACCTGTGGATCACTGAGCTGCCGGAAGTTCGCCATTTAGGCCACCTTCGGAGCTGGAAAGAACTTGGACTGGATCTTCGGTGGACCGGAGATC